GATTTAAAAGCACCAGTTAATAACAAGTCAGAATCTTCATTTGCTTGTTTTTCTAATGTCTCCAATCTTTCAATTGAGATTGCTGTCTGATTAAGAACAAAAGTGTCGAGATTTCCAAGTATTTTACTTTCTTCTAAATTTTCTATTATAAATTTAAAAATTTGTTTTTGTCTTTTGTTCAGATGTCTGAGCGGTTTTAATTTATCTTTTTTACCTTTCAATTTTTCTTCTGATTCTTCTCTAGATTTTATTTCTTCCTTAGTTAAGTTTTTAGAAATAACTCCTATCGACTTTGCAGGTCTTGCCATATTTATCACCTCACTTTTTTCATTTAGGGAATTTTTTTTGTTTTGAGATGGCGGGTGGGTTTTGAACATAATTATTTTTTTGAATAGATTATGTAGGGGGGATTAGTTTTGATAAGATAGTAACAATTTATACAGTTTTTCCTTGATAAAATAAGAAATTATTCTATTACCTTTTCTTTTCTTTTTAATTATCAAACAATCTTTGTTTAAAAAGTTTTTTAGTTCTTCAAATATATTTGATATTGTTTCAATAACTGTATCTAAAATATTATTAATTGTGTTAATTATTTTATCGAAACATTCTTTAATTTGATTAATTTCTTCTTCTGTTAATGTATTCATCTTTTATTCTCCTCTACTATTCTTAATAGTTCTTTTCGTGGTATATCTCCACACTCTGCCATTTCATGATGATATCTACATAAACTAATTAGATTATTGTCTTCAAAAGCTTTAGTATCATCCTCTTCCAAAGGAATAATGTGATGCACTTCTATATCTGTACTATTGTATTGCTTTACAGTACCATATAAATTAAGCCTACATATTCTACACATGAAGTCGTCACGTTTTCTTATACTTAAGCTCTTCTGATGCCATCTATTTGTTTGTCTTACTGTGTTTGCTGTGGTTTTTATTTTTTTAGCTGGTTTATATGGACATATATGATTATCAGGTACTATTCCACATCTACTACAGGTTTTTAACATTTCTTCCTCTTATTTCCAAAATGTATTATTAGTATTGTTGCACAAATTATTATTGTCTTTAGTACTGAATCGCTCATTCTTACCACCTTCTTTTTTAGTTTCTTCTTTTTCTAGTTCTTTATTGCATTTACTGTTTCTAGGACATTTCTTGCAACTCTGATTATATTTGAAACATAGATCTAATATATTTTTCTCCTTCATAATTTCACCCACAAAAAATGAACAACTTTCGTTGTTCGCCAATCCTTTACCACTTGGGTAATGATTAATGTAGTTCCTGAACCTCACATAAACTACTTGTCTCGTACCAATTCGATATTTTATACATAATTAGGAGAATATATGAATTAATTAGTTCTAACTACGAGATTTCCGTTAATAAATTCTTTGAAAGCAATATACAAATAATGTTCCTCACATTAACTTATTATAGCCAATTATTATTCAGCCACTAGCCAGTTATGAGCCTCATAGGAGAGCGACTGCCTATTCTTCATAACCTTCTTATACTACATTGGATTGATTCCAACAACTTTCACACACGTTAGGCAAAAATTACTAAACAATCCTCTATTGTTTTCCTATTTTCCAAACGTTCATTGTGTAGATTTGTGCTACTCGTACCAGTTTCTAATCTTATACGTCTATCACTAGACATCAACTACACTATCGGTTTATTGGTTAATACGTACGTAGTTTTATCGATCGTTCCTCTAATCACCACAATTAGTAGAACCCCCGTTATATCCTTATTCAGACATAAAATTACCAACGATTAGTCCTGTGCCTTATAATACTCTATAATAAGCCACTATTATCTCTTTTTATACTTTGTATATCTCAGCTTTTTAAACGAGTTGCCTCTCAGCCTACTCAATCCCCTCTAAAATCTCTCTCAGAGGTAATAAGAACGAGATAATATCCATACTACATTGTCTTGTAGTCTTTCATATGGTTTATTTATACATTGTTTTCAAAGAACTTAATTGTGCTCTTATAGGCACTATACCAATGATATACCCCAAATGTTAATATTGTCCTATAATATATCATCAGTACACTACCTATAAAAGATAGTAAGACATATAATTTTAACAAGTGCCTATTATAAGCACCATTGAATAGATATAAAAGTCTTTTGTCTTCTCCATATGGTTCTTCGACTAATTTCACTTTGGTATATCTACTCGATGCTACCTATAAGATAGCATAAAATTAACGAAAGGTCTCCTAAAGCAGCAAGAGACAGTATCAACTTAATGATACTACACCAACGATATACTAAGTCTTTATGATAACGTCCACAACTTTTCATATATCATCAGTGTACTAGCATCAAGCTAGTACTAAAAGAATAAAAAGGGGTTAGGCTTAGTGATACTAGCCTTCGAAAAAACACATCCCTGATTATGTATTTTTTCAGTTTATATTATTGCATAGAATTTACTCCAATTTCACTACAATTTTTTATTTTTTTTCAATTTATTTAAATTTTCTTTTATATATTCATGATAGATCGTCCACACAGTAGATAAGCTCTTATTATTCTTTTCTGATACTTTTTCTACTGCTTTACTTATATTCACACCATCAATTACTATGTATCTATACAATTCTGCTTCCATTCCTCTTAATTCTTTTATTGTTTTATCCATTAGTCGTATGTAATATTCTAATTTATTAACTTCATTTCGTTGTTCAGTTATTTCTTGGTCAAGGCTTTTTCCTGTTTCATCGTTTATCCTGGTTAATTCTTCTAAATATCGTGTCATAGGATCTTTTATCGTGTGCCCTCCATCCACATGTTCAGAATTCATAGGTTTATTCATCGGAAAGTATTTACAGTATAAAGCCTCTTTCCTATCCATCAATAAGTTTAATCTTAATTTAGCACTATTTAATTCGCATAATGTATTATTATAATTTATTATTGCTTTCATACAACCTCCACTTATTCTTTTTAATCAACTTCAATTTTATATGGTATGATACTTTTTGGTTTGAATACTATTTCGTAATCGTATTTTGATACCTCACTATATTCTAATTGTTCAACTACGTAAGTTGTTTCTTCTGATAGTCTTAAATAATGTTTTTGATATTTATCGTCTCCTATTTTACAAGTAACTTCTAATTGTTTATCGTTATTATCTGTTGTTATTGAACAATTACCTATTAATGAGAATAAATATTCGTCACTTCTTAAATTAATAAATGTTATTCTTCTTTTAACTCTAAACATATCTGCTTCTTTGCTTATGTTTTGCGATGCTATATCTGCATCTGTACATCCTGTTAAGCACTTTATTATAGCTATTACAATTATGATTATTGCTAAAATTTCAATGATACTTTTATCTTTAAAAAATTCTTTCATATTGTTCCTCCTCTTTTTAATTTCTTTTCTAATCTTTTTTGTCCCTCAATAGTTTGCTTTTCTTGTTGAAGTCTTTTTATTTCTTTTTTAGCTGCTTTTATTAGTTGCGCTTTTAAGAATATCAAGTTATTTATTTCTTTAATTTTATCTTTACTCATACTTATTCTCCTTTAACTCCTACTACACTTATAATTCCGGTTCCTTCAGTAGTTGCTAAATTCTGATTAATTATATATTTTTGTACTTTTAATAGATCAAGTGCATTAACTTGTCCATCTCCATTAACATCATATGGATTTCTTTTATTAGCTTTTATTATATCTATTCCTACAATAACAAACATAGTCGTTAATACTACTGCACATATAGTGCAAATTGTAATTATTATATTTTCAAAATTTCTTTTCATTTATTCCCCTCCAATAAATTAAACATCTCAACTGCCTCATCTGGCATACTTCCATTTTTAGCAAGTGTTTTAAGGTAGTAGTTTGTTGCTCTTTCTTTACTTTCATCATTACCAATCAAGTAATTAAATAAATCTTTTTCTTGCATAAAACCTATTGGACATTCACTTAAAAACTTACTATATACATCATTTGGTATTGTTCCACTTGCTATCATTTTTGATATTTGTTTCAATGTATCTATTCTATTCATTATTACCACTCTCCTTTAATTCTTTTAGTTTTTCTACATAACACCATGCTCCCAACTCATTTAACCATTTTTCATATTCATTTATAATATTATTTAATCGTTCTATTTCTTTATCTTGTAATTCAATAGTTTCTGCTTGACTTCTTATTACCATTGTTGGATATATTACATCATTATTCATTGTTATCACTTCCATTCAAAGCATATTTAAAACCATATAATCTTGATAATATCCAACTATCATCTTTTGTAGGTTGTTGTTTTATTATTTCTATTGTTCTATCTATACCATCTAAACATGAATATATTTTTGTTTCTAATTCAGTTATGTATTTGTGCGAATTTTGATTAACTTTTAAACCGTTTTCATATAACTGTTGTAGGTTTGTTATGTAATCATTAATTAATTTAAGTTCATAATTTCTTAATCTCATACCATCTAACTTAATACCATATTTATCAGTATGATTATTTGCTAATGATTCAATATTATCTAATATTTCTTTTATTTCTTCTGGCATTTATTTACCTCCAAAATATAACCACCATTTATAAACTCTTTCATTTATTTTTTGTTCTTTTAATGTAATTATTTTTTCATTGTTTGCTTCATATAAATCAATTTCTTTTTCAATTAATTTGTCGCTTTTTAATTCAGGATATAATGTAGTTAATGTTATATAACTTGTATCAGTTTTTAAATCTTTAAAAGTTTTGTTTTCATGTTCCATATATTGTTTTACTACTACTGCTATTTTATTTTCTATTTCATTATTTTGATTTATATATAACTCTATTTTTTCATTTATTACTCTCATTTCAATTAATTTGATTAATAAATAGACTAATACTCCTAACTTTATTACAAACCCTCCTAATGGTATAAATGCTAGATCGTCGTCTTCAACTACAAATAAAATATAACAAAATATTAAAATTGATATTATTAATAAAACTATTATCATTTATTTCACCTCTTCTACACTTAATATTTTTAATACATAATATTCTTTATTAGGTTCTGCCCCCCAGTTTGTATTTCCACCATATTGTTCTCCAATTGTCACCATACATTTAATAGTTGGACTATTATTTGAATAACCATTTCTAAACAATATTGGTACAACTGTTGTTTCATCATCTCTCCATACATTAACTAGATTATAAAATCTACTTGTATAATAAGGTTTCTTTTCTCTATATTCTTCTTTTTTTTCTCCTGAAAGAATCATATCAAACCATTTCTTTTTTATTGGTAATGTTAGCATTATTTCATCTCCTTTTCTTCTTTTTAAACTTTTTATTAAGTTTTATTTTATCTATTATAATTCCAATAAAATATATTAATATTAAAGTTATTATAACTAATGCTACAAATACAACCCCATATACTTCTTGATAATATTTAAATCTAAAATATTCTTCCATTTTCATTCTCCTTTTTTTAATTGACTTACATAACCTGCTATTGAAAATATTCCACATATTTTTAGTAATTCTAAATTGCCAGTAAAACAAAATACTATCAAACAAATTATTGCTATTAATTGTTCTATCATTGTTTCTCCTTTTTTAATTCTTGGATTTTGTCTAAAATACTTTCATAGCATATTTCCATTGTTTTATGTTCTATTGATATTTCTTTTGTATATGCTGGAATTTCAATAATAAATTGGTGTTGTTCTTCTAACCATCTTTCCAACTCATCTAATATAGTCTTCTTTGGTTTAAACCACGCTTTTTCTATTGCTTCAAAATTAACGTTCATTTGAATCACCACACTTACTTATTATACTGTCATAACAATTAACAAGACTTCCTAAATATTTTATATAGTAATTTATAATAAGAATTTCAGTATATGAACAATTGATAGATGCTCTTTCATCAAAATTATTGATAAAGTCTTCCATTTTGCTCATTATTTTATTTATTTTTTCATCTTTCATATTTAATCCACCTTTTCTACTAAATCGGCTTTTATTAGGTCATATATTGTATTTAACTCTGCATCTACATTAAATAAACCTTCTTGTATTCCTATTTGCCTTGTTAATCCATCAACAAAAACATCTTTAATATTTGATATTCCAAGAAAACTATTTTCTCTTTTAATTTTCTTTATATAAATAAGTCCTTCATCTTCAAACCCAAACTTTTCTAATTCTTTTAAATCAATATTATCTTTTATTTTTAACATATTTACACCTGACTTTCTAAAATAATAATTTGTGGACAAACATTACTAATAATGCTAATAAACCAATAAACAATATTACCAGCATTGAATAACACCATACTAATTCTAATTCAAATCTACAAATTAGTAATGCTATACCAACCATTATTAAAATCACTAATAATACTATTCCAATTGCTATCAACCAACTCATAATCTAATTCACTTCACTTTCTAAGTCTTTAGGTAAATATTTTCCAAATTTAAAATTTTTGCTAATTCTATCGTATTTATCATTTAATAAATTAATTTCCTTTCTGTATTTAACATATATTTCAAAACATCTATTGCATAACTCATAACAATACATCACATCTGGAGCAATATTTCTTTTGTCTTCCGATATTTCTTCTTTACACCTATCACAAATGTAATATTCTCTAATTTTTTTCATATTTTTACCTCATCTTTGCTAATATATAAATTAAATCTAAATCAGTACCACCCAAAACATTTTTCTTTTGAGCTTTTACTTCTAATCTTTTTACTATCTTTCCAATTGTTTTTAGTTCTTGTCTAAGCCGTGCATTTTCTCTTTCAAGTTCTAACATTTTATCTATCCTATACATTCCATCTTTCATCATAAATAACTTGTCCTTTCTTGCTTAATTTTAAAAGTTCATAATTTTGTGGATATTTAAAAGATTGTATTATTGCTCTTGCTGTAATTTTACTTGCAATTTTTTTAGCTTCCTTTAAGTCCAATACACAATGAAGTGCATTTTTATCTATTTTTAATCTATAAAACATTTTATTATTTTTATTTTGTATTACATACATAACCGTACCTCTTTAATCCTTCCTTAATTTTTGTTAAAACTTTCTTTCTCACTCTACAAACATTTGCTTGAGACATTCCCGTTAATTCGGCTAATTGATATTGAGTTAATACTAATTTATTATTCAAACCATACGAGTACTCCAATATAAACTTTTCAATTTGACTTAAACTTGATATTATCTTATACAATTTTTCAATTTGTTCAGATGTTATTATTTCTTCTTCAATATTAACATTACCTGGTATTTTATCTTTTAAAAATATATCTTCGCCATCTGATGACTGATATATTACTTCATCTAATGAAATAGTATTATTTATTAAATTTCTTTTTTGATGAGATCTTAAATAACAAAGAAGTTCATTTTTTATGCATGTACTTGCGAATGTAGAGAATTTTATTTTCTTTGTTTCATCATAGTTTTTAGCTGCTTTTATCAATCCAATTATTGCTATATCGTAATACTCGTCTAATTGGTTATATAAATTCATTTTTTTTAATACGTGATAAATTAAATTATGATTTTCTATTATTAATTGATCTTGCATAATATATCTCTCTCCCACTTCTTTAAAAATCTTTTTTGTTCTGGTGTTGTATCCATATTATTTTTGGTTCTTTGCTGTACTATTTTGTTTTTTCTTACCTCTACAGTAACTAATGATTTTTCTCTTTCATTTACTAATCTCATGAAGTAAATATCACATTTACCTTTTGCTACTCGATCAGCGTAAGTTTGAACACAATTGTTTTGTTGTGCCGATTCGTTAATCATTTCTTCTATCGATTTTGTTGGATATATAACGAATTTTTTATTTTCATAAGTATTTTGTTTTATTTTGTTATATCGCTCTTTAATTTTTTTTGTTGTTTGTTTATCTTCATTTATTTTTATAAGGTTTTGTAGTTCATCATGTTTAAATCCTAGGTTTTTTGGATATAATATTGACTTATCTTTTAGGTCATATCTTAGTTTCTTACAAAATTTTATATAATCTAAATATAACCAGGTATCTTTTAATTTATAATTATATAAATCATAAGGTTTGCAATATTCTAATAATTCTTTTAGGTCATATAATTCAGACAAATATTGTATAAGGTTATGATCTTTTATTTTTACTAACTGTAGTGTTATTAATTCTTTATAAGTAATATTGTTTTGTTGCATAAATTCTAAATAGCTTTTGTCCACACCGAATATATCTTCAAATTTTCCTTTTGTTTGGAAATGTTGATAATCTGATGCTAGATTATATAGTTTTGCTTTCGTTAATAATTCAAGTCTATAATCATTGCGAGTTACACCATCTATAATCTCTCTTACATTTACTTCTGCATTATCTAATATTGTTTTGGGATTATAATACTTGTGTTTTAATGTACCGTTGTCTGCAAAACATTTACCACATATCATAATGTAATATTCAGGTTTCCAATATCTTGTTTTTTCTTGATAACTTATATAAAAATAGCCTGATGTATTTCTTCTCATGTTATTTATAATAAATCCTTCTATTGAATAACCTGTTACTATTTGTCTTCCATACTCTGTTATCTCGTATATCATTGTTTCATTTGATAAAATACTCAATATTTCGTAATTTCTAACTATGTATTCATTGTTTTTATATGGTATTAAATACATTACATAGTCTTTATTGTAATAATTAGTTGTTCTTTTGAGTAATAATTTTTGATTACATTTAGGACAAATATCATATTCATTTATTTTTAATTTTGTATTAAATTTATGTTTGCATTTAATACATAAACATTCTTTTTTATTCATTAAACCAACATATATTTTTTGGTCCTCTATAAATTGTTTAAATTCTTTTGTATCGTTCCATTGTTCTACATAGTTGTTTATCTTTTCTATTTGTTCTCTTACTGCTTTAGTTATATACATTTTAGAATAAACTCAATTGCCCTTCAGCAACCCATTCTTTCTTTTGAACTTTCTTTATTGGTTTAACTTCTTTTACTTCTTCTGGTTCTTCTTTTATATCTAAATCTTTATTATTTTCGTCCCAGTAATGAATAGCCCATCCGTAAACTACTTCGTCTTCTATCATAGCCATTCCATTTTTTGCTTGTTTTTTAGCTTGTCCTTTTATAAAATCTACCATGCTTTTTAATGATTTAGATTCATTTAGGTATTTATCGTTCATATCCTCTCTGGATAATAAATACTCTACTACTTTTAAAAGTGCTGGATCTTTTATCTCACTTGCTAATGCTTTAATTCTCTCTATACCTTCCATATAATCCTCCTATTTTATGTTTAATTTTACTTTGCCATATTTGTTATTCATTTCTTTGATTTTTTGTTTTAATAATTCCTCTGGGATAGCTCCTACTTGTGCAAGTACTTTTAAATAATTCTCACATTCGAAATGTAATTTATCTATACTTTCTTGTTGTTCATTAATTTCCTTTTGCATAATTAACATTATTGAAAATGCAGATGCTGCTATTAATAATATAAATATTACAATACCTTCCATTTCTAATACCTTATCCTTTCTAATTTTTCTCTTTTTTCTCTATTTGATGTCATTGTGTATATTGCTGTTGTATTAATATCGTTGTGTCCTAAAATATCTCTTAATTCGTCTAAATCAATACCGTTTTCTTTACATTTCTTTGCGAATAAATGTCGCCATGCATGAGGATGTATTTTGTTTGGATTGATTTTTGCTTTTTTAGCTATCTTCTTCAATCTTCTCCATATAGTTGAATTATTAAGCATTTGTCCATCCTTAACCGGACTTTTGAATATATAACCGGACTTTATTTTATTTTCTTTACAATAGGCTTTTAATTCTCTTTTCAATTCGTTTGTTAGAATTAATGTTCTTTCTTTTCCTTTGTTGTACACTCTTTTAATGTAATTACTTTCTAAACTTTCTACTGTATAGAACTTTAATTCGTCTACTCTTGCTCCACAATGAGCGAATATTTTCATTATCAGATACATATCCATCATTCCCATTGATTTTGCCCATCTAAGCATTCTTTTATGTTCTTGTTCCCAGATAGGATCATCAATCGAAGATTTTTCTTGTTTCTTGTATTTTTTTAAAATACACTCATCATGTCCTAGATATCTCATGAATTTATTAATGACAACAACATACTTATTTTTTGAGCTTACTGAATAACCTTTGCTATCCAGGTAATCTTTAAAATCTAACATCAATTGCTTGTTTAAAATAAAATCTTCTGGTAAGAAGTCTATTAGTTTTTTTACATCGTTTCTATAATCGACAATAGTTCTTTTAGACTTTTCATCCAATCGTTCATCGTTTATAAAATCATTTGCTTTTTCTTTTATTTCTTCTTTAGTCATATTAGCCTCCTTACCCTTTTTATTCTCTATAATCTCTGCAAGATAACCCCAACATTATATTGCATTTACTAAATTGTCATTTTGATTAATAATCATAAGGTTTAATTGCTTGTTTTTTTATTCAGATACTTTTTAAAATTTTTGATGCTATTTTTCACTTAATATTTTTTTTAATTCTTTCAAGTGATGGATTATTTTTTTGTTATGTTCTGCTAATTTGTGTTGTTCTTCTGATGTAGCTGGTTTTAGTGGATTAAAATATTCTTCTTGTTGTTTAGCTATATCATTTAAATATTTAAAATCTGCTTCAGTTAACGTCTTTATCAATTGACCTATTTTATAAATTGTATTTACTGGATCTTTGCTTCCTCTCATTATTCCACCTCCTTGAACTTATTAATCTTGTATTCTAATACATGTGTCATTCTTAGCATTTGATTTGCTCTATGCTTGATGTTATTTATTGTTTCTTGCATTTCTTCTTCAGTTTCACAAATATAAAATCCTCCACTTACTCCTGAAATACTTCCTACTATTTCAGTAAACTTCATATTCTCTCGTATGTTTTGAATAACTTGTCTCATAGACTTATCACTTTTAATTTCAAACATACTTCTTAAATCTTGATTTTTTATTAAGTTATCTTTGCCACGATTATGTAAACAAAGATATTGATATACTAATTCTTCAATCATAATAATTCCCCTTTCTAATTGATTGATATTGGCATTCCTGCTTTACTGTATACATAATTTTGTAATCTCTGAAATTCTTCTTTTTCAGATTGTGTTTTTTCTTCTTTGCTCATCAAAACTTCACAAAGTTTTTCGATAAATTCATCATATTTTTCTTTAAAAAGAACTTCTGGCATTTTTAATAATTTTTCTTCATTCAATATCGTAAACATTTTGCTATGAAGTTTCATATACTCAATCGAATTATGTCGTTCTATATGTGCTTCATAATCTTTGAGTGATAATACTTTTTTGCAATTAGGACATAATACTTTATAATTATTTTGATTGCCCTTTTCCGATGATTTTATTAAGTATTTTGTTATGAAATGAATCTTTGGTATTTGGGAGCCTAAATCACCTTTTAAATGTTCTTCAAATTTTTTATAAACATCTTCTTTATCATAATCTTTTAATCTCTCATACCACTCGTTTAATACATATCCTTCTTGTGAAAATGATTGATAGTTTGCTTTTATCTTTTCAAGAAATGTTACTACTTCTTGTTTAGTCATTTTTCATAAACTCTCTTTTAGTTTCTTCCCATTGCTGATTGTTGTAGCTGCTTGAGTTTTGTTTTTCATTTTTTAACCTATCAAAAACAATTCCTTGATAATTATTAGCAATACTATAATCGATGACATCAATCATTTTATCTGTTCCATATTCTTGTACTGTATTATCAATTCTGTTTAATAATGACTTTAATCCTATTTCTGTATATGGTTTATCTTTTCTTTGTTTTTTATAATTTAACCATTCTTCTATTTTAGATATTAATAAATTATTATTATTTATAAATATAAAATTAGAAATATAAAACTTAAAACTTAAAATACTTGTTTTGTTTTCTTTTGGTTCTTTATTTGGTTTTGTTTCGGTTTCTTCTCGGTTGTTGTTCGGTTGTTGTTCGGTTGTTGTTCGGTTTCTTCTTTTTGAATTACTTTTTGATACATTTAATTGATTCTTTAAAGTATTAAAAATAGCTTGATTATGACCTGTTAAATTAGGTTCAATATCCTTAAACATATAATCATTAATTGCTACTAATAATGCTGATTTATCCTTTAAAGGTAAAGTATCTATTAAATTAAAGTAATCAAAATACATAGTAAAACTATTAACACTATTCATACTTTCCCCTTTCTAATTTGACATTTGTTATTTTTTTTGCTATAATTAAGAAGATTAATTTAATTAATCAATAAAATATTCTGTGTTGAACCCCGTTTAATTGTTCGACACTTTTTTTATTGTCATTTTTCATATAATCTCCTTTTGTGATATAATTACCTCAGAAAGTGAGGTGTCTTATGTATAACAACATTTCTGAAATAGATGTTATTCCATACAATAAAATTACTGTTGAAAATGATAACTTCGTTAATTCAAAACAAATTGTAAATAAACTATTAGCAGATGGTTGGGTTATACTAGATGTATCAAATGGCTATTTTGTTCTAGGTAAGCCGAGCCAAACATAAATACTTTTAGTTGATGTATCATAATATGAGTCTAAATAAATCCATCCTTGACTTAAATGATTATTAATCTCTTTACGTTCTGAACTAGAGAGATTTTTTATTTCACCAATACTTGCTAAATCTTCTTGTATTTCAATTACAATACTTCCTTCTTCATTTACTTCGAATGTTTTATTTTCCATTTTTTCCTCCTACATATGATCCATACAGTAATTTACTGAATATCCTTTATCAGTACATGTTTGTACAAATTCTTTATTTTGTTTATCGATTAATAAGATACATACACTTGTAATTGCAATGATAAATGCTATTACAAAATATCCTAAGATTGTATCTTTTTTTTGTGCTTTTTCATATTTTTTCATATATTCACGATAAGCTTTTTCGTGATTTTCGTTAATTATTTCTTGCATACTTTTTTGATTTTTCATATTTCTTCTCCCTCTTATATTCCAAATTTCTTTTTAAAAAGTTTTGTTAATGCTACTTTTGTTCTTCCTTCTGGAACAAAGTAACCTTTATTTTTCATTTCAATTCTTAGTTCATCAATATACTTTAAAGCTCTAATATAATTCAATGATGGTATTATCTGTTGCATATCTTTAGCTGTAATAAATTGCTGCTTTAATATTTCCTCGCTGGTTTTCATTTATGATCCCCTTTCAATGATTAACATTTATTTGTGTGATTATACTCACATATAATTTTAAAAAAAATAAGTTCATTTATCTGATAAAAATTCAATATTTTTTCTAACATACCTAACTTTAAATCAGATGCATCTTTTTCATACTTGGATAATGTATTGAAATGTATTGATAATTTTTGGCTTGCTTGCTCAAGTGATAAGTTTCTTTTTACTCTTAATGATTTCAATTCTTTACCAATTAATGTTCCGTTTGTAACCATCCTTATCCCTCCTATCTAAATACATTATATCGTGATTATACTCACTTGTCAATGCTAAAATGTGATTTTTTTCACATTTTTTGTTGTTTTTTTACAAAACTATGTTAAAATAATATTAGGGAGGGGATATAATGGCTAGATTCTTTAATAAAAATTTAAAATTTATACGACAACAAAAGGGAATATCTCAACAAGAAATAGCCGATAAATTAAAATTGGATCGTTCTACCATATCTAGATGGGAAAATAATGATATGGATGCAACGGTAGAAAATGCCATCCAGGTTGCTGATATGTTTAATATATCTATCGCTGATCTTGTTGGTAAAGATTTAACAATTGATGATAACAATAATACTTTTAACGAATTAGAATTGTTATTCGACAAAAATAAAGATATATTAACTGAGGATGACAAAGAATATATTAAATTTATAATAGAAAAAAGAAAAAAAGAAATAGATAAAGAATTAGGAAAATAATAGGTATGCTAGTATAGATGCTTAATGGAGGGAAGTTAAGTATGAATATATATAATATGCTATGTGGCAATATTTCTTTTAGAGATTTATTAAATTATTATAATGCTAATATAACTTACATTAATTTATCAAGAGGAATTAATGGTTTTGTATTCCAGTATGAGAACATATATAATATTTTTATAAACAATAAATTATCGTATAAAGAAATTAAAAAAACAATTCTACATGAACTTGCTCATATCGAACTGAATCAATTAAATCAAATAGATAAAGATTTATTTGCATTTCAAATAGAAAAATACGAAGATGAAGCCGATAAATATATTAATTTTATATTTAGTACAATTAATGAACAAAAAAATAACATAACAGGAGGATTTTTAAATGAATTATAAAGATAAAGAAGTTGTAGTAATAGATGAACAAGGAAAAGAACATAAAATTAAACAATTCTGTCAATGTGTTAACGAAGAATATGCACTAATTTCCTCTACTTCTTATGATAAAGAAAACAATATTTATCACAAATATTTTGATTGCTACGAAGATTGGCCGAAAGATTCGTTATTAGAATTTAAAAATTGGAAGGTAAAAAAAGTAATTAATTTAAATAATAATGAATTTAAAATATGTGCTAGATGTCATGAACGAGAATACAGGGAAAAACATCCAAATATTAAAAATACTGGATATGATTTTCATTATTATTATGAAAAATTATAAAATTGTAATTTAATTAAAAGTATGCTAGTACAGGTATTTTTAATATAGATGTTAGATTGGAGGTAATAATATGTGTAAAATGGGAGATATAATAGTTGTAGAAGAATATATAGGTGATGGAAATAATCTAATTTCTAAACATTCTTTTGTAGTTATTAATGATGAATGTGGGACAATAGCAGGACTTGATTATGATCTAGTAACGACTGTTATTTCAAGTTTTAATAGTGAAGAACATAGAATGAAAAAACTAAAATATGAAGAAAATATGGAATTACCTATTGATTCAATGAAAGAAAGGGATTTTAAAAAATCATCATATATAAAAGCTGATCAGGCACATTATTTTAAAAAAGAAAAATTAAAATATTATGTGTTAGGTTCTTTAAAAGAAGAATATATGGATGAGCTTTTGAAGTTAATTTTAAAATTAGCAAAAGAAGGTAAACTTAAACAAATTGTTGAAAATTTATAAAAAAGTTTGACACTTTACGGTTTCTTTGATATAATAACCATCAATTTATAAATATATATTTGCATTTTTTTGTATAATATCGTATAATATTGGTAGAATAGAAAAGGATAAGGTGGTTATTATGGAAAAGAAAAATATAATTCCTAAAGGTTTCTTTTCGACTGTAAGAAATATAATCACAACAAAAGAAGCCTTGAAGGATGTTACTCCAGTAAATTGGAGCAATGCTTTAAAGGATAGAAAAAAAGATGAAAAGCAAGTAATAAAGTTAGTCAAACCTAAAATTTAACTAACTTTTTTAATTACAAAAAAACTCCTACCCCACCAGGTAGAAGTAAAGTATGCAAATTTTTAATTCATGACAACAATCATTGAAATTCTTTTTTGCACGTTTTTATTATAACAAATTTAAAAATTTAAATCAATAAGGGGGAAATAAAAAATGGCAATATATAAGGATAGTAATAAGACAAAAGATGGTAGATCTTGGTATTTTAAAGTATATAAAAAAGATTATTTAGGTAATAATAAAGTATATAAATCAAAAAGGTACTTAACAAAAAAAGAAGCTACTGATGAACAAGCAATATTTCTTTTGAAAAGAGATAATCCATATAGTAAGCCTTTTGATGTGGTTACAAAAGGATATTTTGAAGAACTTAAGAAAAGTTCTAAACCTTCAACATATTATACGTATGAAAAGGATTATAAAAAGCATATAGGACCATTTTTTAACAAAATGAATATTATATCGATTAATGTCAATTCAATCAGAGAATGGGCTGAAAATATGGAAAAATTAAATCTTTCAGTTGCTTATTTAAACAAAATAAGAAATATAATAAAAGGAATATTTAATTATGCAATAAGGAACTTCGGATTAACTGTTAATCCAGTAGAAATATATGGAACATTTAAAAATAAAAATGATGAGATAATTAAAGATGAAGATAAAATCAGATATATCACATATGATGAATTTAAATCTTTTATCAAAGTTATAGATAATGATCTATGGAATACTTTTTTTACATTTGCTTATTATACAGGATGTCGTAAAGGAGAAATACAGGCAATAAAATGGAGCGATATAGATTTTGATAAAAATGAAATTACAATCAATAAAACCTTATATGAAACTCGTGGCGGCACTCCTAACATCAATTCTACAAAAAACAACCTTAATAGAAAGATAGTGATGAGTAAAACATTAAAAGAAACACTTATTAAATACAAGAATAAGGTAAAACAATTTTGTGATTATAGTGATTCATGGTTTGTATTTGGAAATTCTACATATTTAAAGAAAACTACAATAGAAAGAACAAAACATAAATATTTTGAATTATCTGGAGTTCATGAGATAACTATGCACGAATTTAGGCACTCTCACGTTAGTTTATTGATAAATGAGTATGTTAATACTAGCAAGTCTAAAAACATGAAAATAGATACTGCAAAATTCTTTCTAATGATGTCTTCTAGAATGGGACACACTATCGAAGTAATGCAAAAAACATACATGCATCTATTCCCTACTATTCAAGATGAGATTGTAGATTTATTAGATAATTTATAATTTTAGTACCTAAATAGTACCTAAAAAAATAAAAACCTAGGAAATTCCTAGGTTATTTTCTTATTGGTAGCGACGAGTGGA